CACCTTATACAAAGCCCCTGCATGAGAAACAAGCGCTGCGGGCGTTATGAGGCGTTATGGGGCTATACAGCGGCATCAGCTAGTAGGGCGGCGTTAAAGCCAAAAAGCAGGTTACGAAAAAGGTTTGCGGTAATACTAAAACGATTTAGGCGACGAATAGAGGGGAAGGATCTTACCTGTTACGTTAGCCCATGTTTGGAGTGCGACCTTTATGAACCAGCTAGAAGAGAACTTGCCAATCTTGTATCTGCTGCTTTGCCTACTTGTAACATTGTGGACAATCCATACCGGAGACGCTGTTTGTCAGGATATACCTGTGAAAAACATGGAGTTAATCCAAGTTTACTTGCCCCGTGTATAGTGGATTTGGATGGGATAGATGCAACTACCATCGACCTAAAGAAATGGATGGCTAAATATAGGCATTGTGATTTATCCTTTTACTGGGAACGATGGATGAATTGCTTACCCCTGAAAGATGGAGAGCCTTTCGTTGATCCTCGTAAACGAGGCTGTCGCTTCCCAACCTAAAGGAGACTTTATGCCGATACTTTTATCCATTGTCCGACATCTGCTCACTTTAGCTGCTGGTAGTTTGCTCACCATTGGCGTTACTGAAGATCAGGCAGACGGTCTAGTAAAAGCTGTTGAACCTGTAGTTGCTGGTGCTGTGCTTTACGGCGCTACCCAGGTTTGGTCAGTAGTTGATAAGAAGAAGCGCTAAAAGCTGCTACTTCTAAAGCTGCGATGCTTTTCTTTTGGCGCGTAGTTACTTATGCGCTTGCGTATCTTTTTTACAGCATCTTCTCGATCTAGCAGCATTGAGCAGATATAGACCAAATTGTATGGCTTGGGCTCATTACAAAAAAAGAAGCTATAAAGATCAGCTTTGAAGTAAGGAGTTAGTTCTTGAGCTGGCGTGCAGTAGTCTGCAATAGCTCTATCAATAACAGCTAACCAGAGGATGTGTTCTGGCGTTGCAGGAAAGTCTATATCTTCTGCAACAATATCTTCTTTCATTTAATTAGTTTTAGAAAGTCTTCAATATACATTGTAACTAACCAGGGGCGGTTGTTCTTGCGGTGGCATACTATAGGGGTTTTATCTCCACAATCTCTAGTAGCTTGGTCTATAGCCTTGTCTACGTTGAGTGCAGCAACCATCTTGCACTCAATATGATATGATGCCAGTTCTTCGCAAACGACGTCAGCATCCCCATTAGCGCCGCTATATTGCTGTCCACGCCTGGCAGTGAAACCACGTTCTTTTAACTTATTGGCTAGCTCACGCTCTGCTCTAGCCCCTTTAGCCCTAGAATTTACCATTTAGAATCTCTCATTAGCTAAGTTCTGGAACTCTTGTAGAAACTTAGCCTCTCTTGGCGGATTGGCACTGAATCGCTTGATTACGTCACGATAAAGGTCTTGAGGCGTACGGCAAACAATCAACTCAGAGTCTTTACCTCCATGCATTGTAACTAAGAACTTACGGCGGCGGTAGTATTTTTCGCTTAGTTCGTCTGAGACTGCTGCTACGATGTGATCTCTAAACGGTTGCTTAACGTGTTTAAGGGCTGACCAGAAGCGGCGGAGCGCCTGCCTATCATCAAACTCGTGGTTAAGGTTACAGGGGTGATACTCTACGAATACGCCGTTTATCATAAAATCACAAGTTTTGTTGTGACCTATAGGAACTTGGAAAGTAGCGCCAGTCTTTAGCTCAAAATCGCCTATGTAGCGTTCTAATAGGATGCCAGCAGCATACTCTGCATGAGATGCAAAGGTAATGGGGCGGTCTGGGATGGAAGGTAGGGTGCGCCTATCCCGCATGAGGATAGTGTAGCGGATACTAGCTACTCAGCAAGTTAGTAATAGGTTTTGTCATTGTTAGCTACTGACCAGCGGTTGCAATCCTCTGCGCTCCAGATTGTATCGAGAGTAGTATACCCTTTTGATGCTGCATCTGGAGTATTGCCAATGAAAAAGGCGTCCTTAAAAACAACTCTGTTGGTAGGCAAAGCTGCGACTTGTCCGTTATCAAGCAGAATGACGTGCGCGCATTTGTTTTGGTCGGGCTGGAGCAGGAAAGCAGACTCAGATTCAGAATCAGGCAGCCAGTCAATCGTAAACCAGTATGTGCCCGATACTTTGGTCTTGTCTTTAAGCAGTGCGTCACATTGGTAGCCTTTGAGTATATCAAAGGTGGTTACTACGGGGCGGTAACTGAAACAATCCCATAATTGAAGAAGTTCCAGAGAGAACCCAGCAGGGTCGCTAGCATCAGGATCGTGCCAAAGCCAATGAAGAGGGATATGACGAAAATGAGCGCCTGATTCGAGTAAGACATGGAACTGTAGCGCTCTTGCTTTGTATGATTGTATTGCGATTGCGTAACCATGTTCAAAACCTTCTTTACCGTTTAAGTTTTTAGCTTCTATCCAGACTTTAAGCGGGGGTATATCTGCGTTCATTTATAGTTATTTCTCTTTCCATTCAGCACAAGTAGTTTCTTCTTTGCGGCCTCCACCAAGCGGCACGAGAACAACTCCAACTTTTACATATACAGGAGATTTTTCAGTAACCTTAGTTTCATATCGAGCACATTCGTGAGTAAGGCAAAATGCTATTACGATACAAACTACACTTCCAATCATCAAGCTCATGATCCAAAGAATGCCACCTTCAAATGCAAGCCAGTCTAAAAATGAGTCAATCATTTATTTTGCTTTGAATATTCAATGCGAGTTTCCATTGGTGTCCAGTGAGTAACTTCACTTCCTTTATAAAGTGTCCACACTCCATTTTTCAGTATTGATAAATGAACACATTCTTTATCTTTACCAATCACATAAACTAGTTTGCCTTCTTCAGGCAGCTCTTTTGTTACATCAATCCAACTCATTCTTCCTCCTTCGGCGGCTCAGGCAGTTCCTGCCAATGCGTATATGTGTTGTTTTCTAAGCGTCCGTTCCAGTCAGGCGCAATCGAGTCAACTACTATTGGACTGTAAAGAGTTGGATTGTACCAAAGAACACGCTTGTCCTTTTCTGGTAGTTTTTCTTCAACCGATATCCAGTCGTTGCGAGCAATTAATCCTCGCTCGTAACCTCGCTTGTATCCATCTGCGTTAGCTTGGCAAATATGATTTTCTATTTCGTGCTTCTTAAACGCAGGACGCTCCAGTCTCAACTGATTTAGTTTCTCTTGATACTCTGCTGCTGCTGCTTTGTAGCCAGCCTTATAACAATCCATACCAACATAATATGAAACGTCATTACGAGCTTTAAGCGAAACGTACAGAACCGCTTGGCGATCAAGCTCCTCTGCCATCTCTTCAGGTGTTTTCATTTTTCCTCCCAAATAATCCAGCATAAGGGCCAAGTTTGCCATGAGTTTCAAACTCATTATCGCTAAGTTGCCAACTTGTGCGTTGTTCATCGACTACGATTGCAATAGAGCGGATTTGATCATTAGCTTTGCATAGCGTTCTAATTCGCTCTTTTAGATTTTTAACTTGATTTGTCATTTCCTCTAGTTTGCGCTCATTATAATTATCTCTGACCACATCTCGAAACTTGCGATCATTTCCAGCTTGATAACCAGCTATAAACGCCTTTTCACAAGCAGTTTTAACTGAGTGTGTATCTGCTATTGTACTGATGTACTGTTGCGCCATCTCTTCAGGTGTTTTGCTCATAACTCTCTACACTTTACACTCATTTCTAAATCGGTTGGATCAAGCAGCGCATCTTGGGGCACAAAGTAAGCTGGGTGCTGTGCATTATCGCGCCAGTATTGCTTTTGTTTTGCTCTATCGCCAGGTAACCATCCTTTTATTATGTAATTTGGATAGCCCCCTACTACTAAGACGTAAACTGCATCGTCCTTGTCTTTTTGATATATCACCAAACACCCGTTTTCGTGTCGAGTGTGGCGCACTTGATACTTTCCTACATCGCCCTCTAAAACGGTTGGATCGTTAGCCAGCGCGTGCCAGTAACGACCCAACCATTTAGCTACAACCATTTCAGCACCAGCAGCCTCAATATCCGTGTCCCAGACAGCGTTTGGCGCAAACAGTCCCTTGCGTGTTTTTTTGATTGCGTCAAGTCGGCGCATCATACCAGCGCAACCAGCCTGGTACATTTCTATCGCAGATAATGGAATGTTAATGCTATACATGATTAAAAAGGCAAATCATCAAGTTCTTCTTGTGTCAGTTCGCGCGCCACGTTTTGCCCTGGCCCGTTTTGACTGCCTTGCGACTCGTGTTCACTGCGATTGCTTGCGTACTTTACCGCTTCTTGAAGCAGCTCGATCAACTTTTCGCACTCTTCTTTATAGAGATATTTAGTCTCTACATACTCGCCTGACTGCTTGTTTTTGTAAGTTTTGCGAATTGTGAAGCTATATCCGCCGTTCTTAGCGTTCCACACTGCAACATCAACTCCTTTATCTCTAAAGTTTTGCACTGGTTTATTCATACTTTTCCTTAGTTTAGTTATTACCTTATCAATTACATTGTTTATCTTTACTGCATCCCCTTTTTTCTGATATCCTGGACTTCTCATATGTTCCTAGCCCCGTTGATTGCTTTGTTAATCTTCGGGGCTTTTTATTTCCCTG